AGTCTGACAGAGCAGCAGCTTACGCCTCTGTAGGCGATCAACTAGACATGCAGTATTGGGACGCAGTAAACGGAACTACTACATGGAAAGATCACGTTGCAAAGGTAAAGGCAGATCACCCAAAACCATAGGAGGGTAGACAATGTCTCGAATAATCGTAGACTCAATACGTAACTCGTCAGCTAGTTCTGACGGGATTACGCTTAGTTCAGATGGTAAGGTAACGTTCCCTAATACAAGTACAGGTAAAATTCTTCAAGTAGTTAATCTTGAAAAAACAGACACGACTTCACAGGTAAATCAAAGTGCAAGAACAGATATTTCTGGTATGTCTGCAACAATAACACCTTCTGCAACTAGCAGCAAAGTTTTAATTCTTTGTGATTTAAATATTGGTTTGCCTAGTGGGGGTTATCATGTTAATTTGCATCTTATGAGAGGTAGTACAGATATAGCTGAAGGTACAGGTGCCGGTGGTTCTGGTTTTGGTAATGCTGTAAATGCAACTGCTTCAACGTATAATTTTGGTCAATATGGTAATGAGCCAATCCATACATCAGTTTTAGATAGTCCAAGTACTACAAGTGCAACTACATATAAATGGCAATGGCATATTCCAAACTATAGTAATCAAACAATGTATTTGAATAGAAACTATAGTCAAACAAACTATCCATATAATACTTGGAAATCATCAAGAATGATACTAATGGAGATAGCAGCATAGAACTGCCTACCATCAAACTACCCAATGCAGTACAGCTGCAAACCCCGTCATTACCTCTTCCTACAGCTGATGTTCCCTCATATCAACCTTTGGTCGTACCTCCGAGCGATTTACGAAGACCCGAAGGTACAAAGGAGGTACAAACAGAAGAAAACCCACCCCCAAAAATACACTTTCCACCCTTACCTAGTATCACTTTACCATCGCAAGAAGTCCTGATTGCTGCATCGGTTACTGCTGTAACTGCTGTAGCAGCTGCGACTGTTACACAACCTGTAATCAATGCGTTGAAAGATAAAATACAAAAGTTCTTACAAGGCAAGATAAACAAATGGAAACAAAACCGCCAGAAAAGAAAGGCATCCTTAGAAAAATCAAAGAAAACGTAGACGACCATGACGAACAGATGGCCGTACTGGGTGCAATAGTGCGTCTAGGCGTAGTTATCTGGTCTGGTTTTATTATTACACTAAACTATGTAGAGCTACCTATGGTCAAAAAGACCGGAGCATCATCGGATATCACGTTCGTTGCTTCGATATTTACGGGAGCTCTAGCAACCTTTGGGCTATCTACAGGTAGAACAAAAGGCGAAAAAGACAAACAACCAAAGCAATGAAGAAACTAATTCTTCTCTTAGCCCTGTTATCACCCGCAGTAGCAAGAGCTAATACTGTCACGCCCCAGTTTACTACAGGGTCGATGAATAGTACAACTACAACAACCCAAACGATAACTGAGGTCGAGCAACGTCAGGTTTTCGGAGCTGCCGTCAATACATGGAGCGGTAGTAATATATCAGCAGCTCATAGTGCTGGTATTGCTGGTGGAGATGCAGTATTTACTGTAACTGATACCACATTACCTTGGAACTTAGAAGTTACAACTCGTGCTGCTGGCGTCGTAGAACAATGGGATACTACAAGAAACTATACAATAAACTCCACTACTACATCGCTGTCTGTCTTCTCACAGTAGGACCAGCGTTTGCAGAGGGAGATACAAATAATAGCTCAAATCCTGTGGCAGCAGCTACAGGTAATGTGACAAACCAAGCCGTACAGTTTCAAAACAACGGCTCAATGTCACGTCAAAACTATGGTCCGAACATATCATGTAACGGATCTACTATGACATTTAGTCCATTTTATATGGGCAATCATACAAAACCTTGGGAAGTAGGAGAAGACTCAGGTATGTCTCCTAGTAGTTATACCTTATCCGAAAACTGGGGTTTTCAACTTAACTTTATGGTTCCTTTAGACAAAAGTGGTCTTGAACAATGCAGACGTATTGCCAAGCGTCAAGAGGAAAAGATGCAGTTAGATTACGAACTTGTACGAGCACTTAAATGTGCAGAGTTACAACGTCAAGGTTTTACCATAAGACCGGGTACACGAGTAGCTTTTCTGTGTCAAGACATCGTACCTATACAGTCATTACTACCACCTAAACAAAAAGAAAAGAAATTTAAATTATTCTAATGAGCACCCTATCAAATCAAATAGCAGCAAGAGAAGCTGACGCTAAAGCTAAAGTAGCAGCTGCAAAAAAGAAAGCACCTAAATCTAAAAAGGAGGTTAAATAATGTTTGCATTACTTAAACCATTAGTTCTTACAGGACTAAAAAGTGACAAGTTTAAAAAGTTTGTAGTTGACTTACTAGAAAAGCTAGTTGAGTCTACAGATAACGAACTAGACGACAGAGCACTACAAATCGTTAAAAAAGGACTAGATATCGAATGAGCGAAACAAGAGTAATACCTAAGAAAGCAGACGAAGAAAGTTTTAACGAGCTTCACTACCTTGTTACACAAGAATTTTTACGTTTGATAAAATGTGGAGAAGCAAAGACTCAAGATTTGAAAGCAGCATGTGATTGGTTAAAAACTAATGACATTACAGGTGTTGCTCTTGAGGGCAGTCCACTTGACAAATTAGCTTCGATAATACCGAAGGTAGACCCAGAATTAGTAAAGAGCAGACTTTATGGCAAGACCCGGACCTAAACTTAGTCCTAACCCCGGTAAAACTGCAAGATTTTACAGGAAAAACAAAAAGTCACGTGAGAAGCATAGGCGTACTCAGAGAGCTATCAACAGCACACCAGCTAAGAAAGCATACAGACGTGACTTAATGAAGATACGTAGAGAACGCAAACCCGGACCACAGACAGATATGTCACATAAAGGTGGAAGGGTCGTGGCAGAATCACGTAAAACAAACCGAGGTAGAGGCGGAGCGAGCAGAACTTAATGACACCATTACTACCAAACCCTGATTACTATTTACACAATTTAATAACCATGACAAGTTCAGAATCTAAACGGCTCTGGAGAAGAGCTATCAAAGAGCACTTTAATTGTACATGCGTTTATTGCGGAGAATTTCATGAATTACACAACCTTACAATCGACCACGTACGCCCCAAATGCAAAGGGGGTACAGATACAACGGCGAATGTTGTACCCTCGTGTCGACGATGCAATCAGGACAAAGGTAGTAGAGAATGGCAAGACTGGATGAGGTCGACATTCGGTAAAACAGATAGAGAACAAACTATTTTATCACACATACAATGACAACAGCCCCATTCCGATTTCAAGAAGAAGAGGATGAGTATAGTTATTTTAATGAACTAAGAGACAAAAAACTTAGTCAGGAAAAAGATCCCGGACCTATTATTAGGTTTTTAGAAAACATATTTCCGTTTACTAAAGATTTTGAAGCAGGCTATTCAGATACTCTTAACTATACACCAGCTGATACTCAGGACTTAATGGAAACATTTTTGTCCAAAGAAAACTCAGGTTTAGGTTTTCAAAAAACTGTTAAAAAGGACTATACTGATTTTAATGGCAGAGGTCCCGGAACTTTATATTTATCAGATGATAAAGGTAAACCTACTTTTAATTTTTATCCTAAACCACCACCAGAGTGGATGGCTGAAAATGCTACAGCCCTTGCACGAGCAGAGTTTGTAGGTAACTTTTTTATACATACAGCTCCAATCACAACACCTTTTGCGATGAAGACTCAGCCTACAAAAGTAGTTCTGAATGATAAATTTTTAACAAAAGGTAAAGATGTAACTGGTACATTACCCGGATCTAAAGGCGGAAAGACCTTACTACAGCAAAGAAAAGCTAATAAAGAAATACTAACTGAGTTTGAAAAAACAGGTTATGGTAAAACTAACATAGCTCAAAACGCAGTTAATGACGTATATAATAAGTCACCTGTTGATGTACGTGCTATAGTTAACATTGCTAAAAAGAATAAGATTAGTTATAAGCAAGCTGAAGCATACTTAGAAATGCTGAAAACTGGTGTAAAACCAAATATGGATATTAAGCCCGGTTCATCTATGACTAAACAGCTGGAAGAAGGAACAACTCAAGGTTCTGGTTCTATTAATAAAGCATTATCAAGACTGCAAAAGATAAAGAAAGATAGAGGTATAGATCCTAATATAAAAAATATGCTTCAAAATAATACAGGTATGCCCGGTAGAGGAAAAGATGAAACATACCCAGATTATGTTAGAAGAATGTTAACTACATATGGTGCTAGACCTGATGAAAACGGTAATCTAGTTATGACTAGAGAAGCATTTGCTAATATTAAAAACCCTAACATTAGAAGAGAGATAGCTCAGTTATTACTTACACCTCTTAGCCAAGGTGTTAAAGGTTCGTTTCTTAAACAAAAACTTCCTAAAAATGCAAAGCTAAACAAAGATCTAGAAGCTTATAACAAAAAATATGGTGCTCGTGCAGACTTACATCACGGCTACCCATCAGTTATAGGTATTGAGTTTTATCTTGATAATCCACATATGGGTGCTCAATGGAAAGAGTATCAAGCTATAGCTGATAAATATGGTAACGTACCCGGTCAGCCTATGGTTGAAGGTAGAGATAACCTAAAATCTTTACCTAGTAGTATACCTTCAACTATAACAAATAGAAAAACAAAAGAAAAAACACCTAACCCAGCTTATGTAGAGGCTAAAGAAGGTCTTGCAAAATTAGGAAGAAAGATTCCTCAACATATTCATCAGATTATACATGATTCATTTCTTACAAACGAAATGGGTCAAACAGGTCAGAAGTTTTGGGAAAAATGGGAACCTATTATTTTTAGAAAAGGTAAAAAAGGTTGGCTTGAAGCATACGAAGCATTTAACGAAATAATCGCTAGAAACAGAGCTATGTATAATGAAGCCTTAGCTCAACTTGACGTATTCTTTAGTAAAGCTTCACTGAGTGAAAATCCAGAAAAATTAGTAGAATTACTAGAACAGTATGTTGCTAGAGGTAAAATTACAATAGGACAAGGTTTAGTGAGAGATAAAGACGGTAATGTAGTTATCACTAAAGAAGGTACAGATACAGCTTTATCTACTATGAAGTTTGTAGAGTATCAGCAAGATGCTGTACAATACATAGTCGAAGATGCTTTAAGAGACTTTAAAAAAGAGGCTAACAAATTATTAGAAAACGATCCTAGACTAAAAGATGTAGCAGCAGAAGTTGCGGGAATACCCGGATTAACTCAAGCTGAAATAAAACGAGCTGAATTTTTATTATTTAAAATTAAGTATTATAATAGTATTCTTTTAACTGATGGAAAAAGTCGAGCTTATCAAGTTACTCAGATCAGTGCAGCACAACATAAAAAACACGTAGATGAGTATTATGATCTAATACAGTTAAAATTACCGATAGAAGTACCTAAAGGTTTTATACAGCTAAGTGTTTTTAAAAATACAAAACTGCCAGATCTTAATAGGCAATTAGAACTGATTTTAGATCAGCAATTAGAGTTAGATTTATGACGGATAATGAAATAATAGATAGTCTCAAAGGTGACTTTAAGCTTTTCCTACAAGCACTGTGGGAAGAGCTAGGTCTACCTAGTCCTACCAGAGCTCAGTATGCCATAGCTGACTACTTACAGAACGGACCAAAGCGTTTGCAGATCCAAGCGTTCCGTGGTGTAGGTAAGAGCTGGATTACTGGTGCATTTGTGTTATGGACACTATTTAATGACAACGAAAGAAAGATTATGATTATCTCTGCGTCAAAAGAACGTGCAGATAACATGTCTATTTTCTTACAAAAACTAATTATAGAAACACCATGGCTAAACTATCTAAGACCGAAAGCGGACGACAGCAGATGGTCAAGGATCTCCTTCGACGTAAACTGTTCACCGCATCAGGCTCCGTCAGTCAAAAGTGTTGGTATTACTGGTCAGCTGACGGGGTCCAGAGCGGACTTAATGATTTTGGACGACGTGGAAGTACCGGGAAACAGTATGACGGAGTTGATGCGTGAGAAGTTACTTCAACTCTGCACAGAAGCCGAAGCAATCCTTACGCCGAAAGACGATAGCCGTATTATGTATCTCGGGACTCCTCAGACTACTTTTACTATTTATCGTAAGTTGGCAGAGCGGAGCTATCGACCATTTGTTTGGCCGTCAAGATACCCAAGACGTAAAAAGCTTACACAGTACGAAGGACTCCTAGCACCACAGATACAAGAAGATCTGGATATGGGTGCAGAGGAGTGGGATGTTACAGATCCAGACAGATTTAGCGAAGATGACCTACTAGAAAGAGAAGCAGCTATGGGTCGGAGCAACTACATGCTTCAGTTTCAACTAGACACAAGTTTAACAGATGCAGAAAAGTTTCCCCTTAAAATGGCTGACCTTGTGGTTACTAGCGTCAATCCTACTTCTGCTCCTGATAACGTGGTCTGGTGTTCAGATCCAGCAAATGTTATAAAGGATGCACCAACAGTAGGACTACCCGGAGACTACTTCTACAAGCCAATGCAGCTGCAAGGAGAATGGGGTCCGTATGATGAAACCATATGCAGCGTAGACCCCTCTGGAAGGGGCTCAGACGAGACCGCAGCAGCCTTTATGAGCCAACGCCATGGCTTTCTATACCTACATGAAATGAGAGCGTATAGAGACGGTTACAGTGACAAGACACTACTGGACATATTAAGAGGATGCAAGAAGTTTAACGTAACTAAACTTGTAATTGAGACAAACTTTGGAGATGGAATGGTCAGTGAACTATTTAAGAAACATATTCAACAGACACAACAACATATCGATATCGAGGAGGTTCGTGCCAATGTTCGGAAAGAAGACCGAATTATTGATGCTCTTGAACCTGTCCTTAACCAGCATCGTCTTGTTGTGGATCGTGCTGTTATCGACTGGGACTATAGGTCGAATAAAGACAGTGCACCTGAGAGTCGCCTCCTCTATATGCTCTTTTACCAGATGAGTCGGATGTGTCGTGAGAAAGGTGCAGTCAAACATGACGATAGGTTGGATACACTTGCACAAGGTGTAAAGTATTTTACTGATGCGTTGTCGATTAGTGCTCATGATGCAATTAAATTAAGAAAAAGAGAAGAATGGGATAGTATATTAGAAGATTTCTTGACTTGTCCTCAAAGATCTGCGAATCACCTTGTATTAGGCATGAATAAGCAACAAAGAGAGGAAGCAATGGGTCTAGAAGGCAATTCTAACGTCAAAACATGGATATAAACCGATCCCTCACGTATACAGGGGACGAGAAGGGTGGACTCGACCCCAAGAGGGAGACTAACATCTCCCTCAACCTATTACTGGTTATCATATGAGTTGATAACTCTTAATATACTACAACTAACTCATAAACATGACATATATACAGAAATATAAGGCTGCACTGAAGCTAAACAGATGGCCGATGGTAGATTACGTCAAACAAGCAGAAGAAGAGCAGCAGAACCGCATAAACCGGTTGTATCCGAAAAAATAACATAAATTTCTCA